ACCTCAAAGTTCACCCCGTAGGGGGGATGGTCCTTCCCCTGAACCCCTACACTTCGTTTCTCAGTACGATAACTGAGCGGGCTCATTGCACGTCAACGTAATGACTTAGCTTACACCAGCGTAAAAGGTGGCGAGGATCAGCCTCGATAAAAACAGGGTTAACGAACATCGGCTCGAAACCGAACCTTAACTTACGTTTTTATTTTGGAGAAATATATAAATGGCATATCCTAATCTAGTCTCGCCCGGCTCAACCAATTTTGGGCTCTTAACTGACGAGCAAAAAACAACATGGGGACGCGACTTATGGCGCATCGCCCGCAACAATTCCTTTCTAGATGCTTTCACAGGCTCTGGAATCAATGCAATGGTTCAAAAAGTAAACTATCTTACTAAGAGTGAGAAGGGTACTCGAGCTGTTATCTCATTACTACAAGATCTGAATGGCGACGGTATTGTAGGCGATTCTCAATTGGAAGGCTTTGAAGAAGCAATGAACAGCTTCGAGATGGTTATCCAAATTGACCAACTCCGTAACGCGAACCGTATTGCGGGCCGTATGGCTGATCAGAAATCAATTGTTAATTTCCGTGAAAACTCACGCGATGTACTGGCTTACTGGTTAGCAGATCGTATGGATCAAATGGCGTTCTTAACATTAGCAGGCGTTGCATATACGCAAACTACTAATGGTGTGGCTAGGACAGTTAACCCAGCAGGACAGAATCTAGGTGATTTAGATTTCGCAGCTGATGTAACAGCTCCTACTCGTGCAGTTTCTTGGGACGGTACTAGTATCGCGGCATCTACTTTTGCTGATGTAGCAGCAGCAGCTACTATTGATGTAGCAGGTACAGGCACAGCTTCTTACAAAATGATCGTAGAACTTAGAGCTAAAGCTCGTGATGAGTTCCTACGGGGCGTAAAAGGCGAGCAAGGTAACGAGCTGTATCATATGTTCGTAACACCACAAGCGATGAAGTCTTTGAAACTAGATGCTGACTTCTTAGCCAACGTTCGTAATGCCGGTGTACGTGGGGGTTCTAACCCATTATTCGCAGGTGCTTCAAGCTACTTAGTTGACGGCGTGATGGTACATGAGTACCGCCATGTTTACAGCCAAGCGGGTCAATGTCGTGCGCTGTTCTGTGGTGCTCAAGCTGCAGCGATGGCTGATATTGGCGCTCCTAACTGGGTTGAAGATACTTATGATTACCAAAACCAATCTGGTATCTCAGTAGCTAAAATCTTCGGCTTGAAGAAATCAGTCTTCAAACAAGGTGGTTCTGGTACAGGTGGCACGTTACAAGACCACGGTATTATGACTGTTGATTTGACTGAGTAAAACTGTTCTATCTTAGCAGTCTCTTGGTGGGGAGACTGCTTGTAGAAAACCCGCCCCTTCTCCGGGAGGGGCACCTTTTATAAGGAAAGTTAGATGGCAACAGTAACGATAAGCAGCATTCTAAACAAAGTACGCATCATCCTACAGGACCCTGATGTGGTGCGTTGGGATACTGACGAACTCATAGGATGGCTAAACGACGCACAGCGTGAAATAGTACTCCTGAAACCAGATGCAAATTCAACTGCCTACAATTTAATACTCGCAGCAAGCAATACGCGGCAGTCGATCCCGCCCAACGGTATAGCGCTAATCGACGTAGTACGTAATACGGATGGTCAAAAACGAGCTATTCGACAGATAAACCGAGAAGTATTGGACGCGCAAAAACCTGAATGGCACTCAAGTGATTCCAGTACGACAGTCCAGTATTTTATATTCGATGACAGGAACCCTAGGTCATTCCTAGTATTTCCCCCTACTGATAGTACGTATGGTCAAAATGAAATAGAGATCATCTACTCTAAGAGCCCCAGTCTTATAGCAGCTTTATATGATGCAAGCTATGTGGCAACAGATATAGACATTCTCCTATGGGAAGATGCTCACAGTACTGACACACCTTATACCCCCCTAACTTTAGGGGCCTCTCTTAATGAGCAACAAGTTCTTGAATTAGGCAGATCACATGTCATAGAACTGGATGACGTGTACGCCAATGTCATAGCAGACTATATTCTATACAGAGCGTACAGTAAAGATGCAGAATACGCTGCGAATGGACAACGGGCCATGGCAGCATATAGTAGTTTTGCACAATCTCTAGGACTGAAATCTCAAGCTGAAACTCTGGCAGAACCGCGTAATGCAGCTACTTCAATGAGGTAATATCATGGCAGATACTCCCTATAGCACATTAACATCGCGTATACAGGTCGAAGTACCTTTCTGCCCAGATTTCGTAATTGAGGATCGTATTGCAGAGACTGCAATGGAGTTCTTCAAGGATACAAAATCCTGGCGCATTGATCTTGATCTCTCCCCTTCAGCGAAAAACATAGGGGACTACGATATAGATGTAAACAATCGTAAAGCCATTTGCGACATATTATGGGTTAATTACTTAGATGCTTCTTTACAGCCTAGGACTGAGCAACAGTTGTATAAGTTAGATTCAGCTTGGAGAAACACAGTGGGTACTCCCAAATATTTCACTCGGCTCACTCCTGACACTTTTACGATATACCCTAAACCGTCACAAAGTGTTTCCAACTCCTTATCTGCTCGAGTAGCAGTATATCCAACCATTAATACTCCTGCTATGGATGGACCTACGCTTAATGATAACTACTCAGCGATTGTTACAGGAGTACTAGGAAGACTTTGGTTGATGGCTGGTAAGGAGTGGTATAACTCCGATCTAGGTATGGCAGCTATGCAGAAATTCGAACAAGAAGTGCATGAAGAAAAACAACGTGTAATAGATGGATTTACACGAATAGTCCGTACTGTAAAGTATGGAGGAATATAAAGACCTATATAAAGACCTATATTAACCACCTATTTAATAGAGGACAAAACTATGATGCCTGAGATACTCCGGATAAAAAACCAAGACGATTTCGAAGCAACCATGCAAGCTGCAAAAACGGACGGACATACCTTATTAAACCCTACCCATATGCTAGTTCGAGATAACGACATAATGGGGGGATGGTCGCTAGGGGGTATTCCCTTAGTTACTGTATGGAATCATACACAGAAAGTATCAGCACGAGATACCATGCTGATGAATCCAGTACTGGATAGCATCATGAAACAACAAACAGACTCGTACCTCATAGCTTGTACTGAGAGTTCTCCTTATAACAAGTATATGGAGAAACTCGGATATACCCCTACATGGGCCGCTAATTTATATTTAAAATAAAGGATACATGATATGTGCTTTGATAGCCCTTCAAAACCTAAACCTAAAAGTTCGGAATTGTTCGCCGGAGAAATGGGCGATCAATTAACAAAATTTATCAAAACCCCCGTTTTAAATGACGCTCTTAAAGAGTCCATGGCATTAGGGAAGAAAGATATATATCAGCGCACTAAGAACGCAATGATCTCTGATACACAACAGGCGACGCGCGGGCGTAATCCAGCATTAGATTTTGTAGGAGCTCGGGGTAACTCTTCTTCTTTCAGTAATGCGGGTAGTGCATTAGAGTTATATGGCAATACTTTACATGGTGCCAGAGACATAGCCCAGAATTTTAATCAGGGACACAAGATGGCTACGCTTAGTGCGGCACTTGGTGGAGCAGGGCTAGCTGCCCAAAACTTTACGGGGATATCCGACAGACAGACTTCAATTAATCTAACTAAATATGACCAGAAAAATAAAGATAATATCCATGATATGCAGATGATATCCCAAGGCATGGAAATATTAGGAAGTGAGTATCAAGATTCAAAGTCAAGTTATAACACAGCAAATGACCGATACGAAATAAACAAATCACTGGCAGAAGCTGGGGGCGGGACTTATGAAGGAAAAAAACCTGGGGAATTTACATGGTCTACCTTTGTAAAGGATAAAGCTAATAGCTACTTCTAACGCTGAAAGTATTACATAGACTACCTTTGTAAAGGATAAAATTAATGGCTACTTATAACGCTGAAGACTTTAAAGTCCAAAACCCAAAACTAGAATCGAAATTAGAGAAAGAGAAAGGCGCAGAGGGATCGCTCACCCGTCTCTCTAGAGATGAGTGGTATCGCTTCCTCGATTTTGGTGGACAAGAAGTGATGGATTTAGACGAGACATTCGATGCGACGAAAAATCTAGGCTCTATAGAAGAGGACACGACACAAGCCTCAGCCCTCCGAAATAAAATCTACGGCAACAGTATCAAGCGACGTGAAGGTTTAGGTGGTATAACAGACCGACGAGCCAAAGCCTATAATAAGAATCGAGGTCTAGGGATGGCGACTGCTGTCTCTAGCGCAGAGAATGTGGGGCGGGCACAAGCCTTAGACTCTCAGAAAGAACATATACAACGTAAGATGGGGGTACGTAGTAGTCTTCTAGGACTAGCCTCCCAAAATTTCTCCACTGCGGCAACTGCGGCAACTGCTCGTGAGAACGCGTGGGCGGCGGCTAAAGGAGAGCATAGCAGAGCGCTCCAAGCAATGGGTGTGAGTTTAGGAGGGGCACTCCTGAGTTCTCGAGATTTCAAAGAAAATATAGAAAGCTACAAGGCTTCTAAAGCGTTAGATATCCTCTCACAAATTGAGTTAGTCCAATTCGATTACAAAGAAGATATGGAAATGCCTGCTGGTAAATACATTGGAGTTATTGCTGAAGATGCCCCAGATGAAATTACTACGGAAGATAAGAAAATGATAAATGTGTATAACACTATTGGACTGTTAATGGGAGCAGTACAAGACCTCTCAGAACAAGTTCGAAAACTTAAAGGATAGCACTATGGGTACAACTCCGTATAGCGTATATAAGGCATGGAATCCTAAACAGGATAATGATAGTAACCCCTATAGAGATGCCGTATATGAACAACAAGCTCTAGAATTAGCTGCTAAAAACCGGCAGACCCAAAGAAAACAAACAGTGGGTGATGTTTACAATGTGTCCAAACAAATAGTCAATAGCTACATAAACAACCCAGACAATTCAGAAACTCTGAAGAGATATGATTTATCCACCACTGAAGGTTTTGGGGCACTCATGAATGAACAGATATGGGACCCGGAGACCAATCCAAATGGATTTAACCATTACATACGAGCGTTAAACCGTGATCGCAATTTTATAAAAGGTCTTAATGATAGGAATAATTCAGGTACGAAGATCACAGAAATCGAAGATATTCATGGGATGGAGACTCCTGAAGGCTGGAGGTATTCAGTAGCAATGAGGGGAGAGCCCGCACAAACTGAAGAGGCAGGGTTGTTCAGAGGGCTAACAGATGCAATAGGAGTGACAGTACCTCTTACTGAAAAGGGTACGGCAGACCCTAACGATCTCGTAAAAATGTTCACAAGCGGTGAACTTAGGAGAATGGTCAGTGATCATATGATGGCGAATGGCGGAGAAACTTTCGCTACAAAAATGTTTGCTGAGATGAATGAGCGTAAAAGGAGACAAGATTTCCCTCTAACGGATCCTGCACTTAAATACCAACAAACTCAAGATAGAATGGCTAACCCTCCCAATGCGCCAAGCGCAATTTATGGGGATGGTAAAATGCAATCATCAAGATCCTCGGGGGCAGGTGGGAGCAGTCCGGGTTTCCTTGCTTACAAAGAGCCAACTGCTAAGAAGAGAGGAGGAGGAAGCGATGGGTATGCTAGTAGACCCCCGGTAACCGACTACTTACTCGAAAAACTTCAGATACCAGAGGGCGCAGATTTCCAAACCCTTACCAATCGAAACGCCGCCATAAATACCCTTGTCGCAAAATTCCAAGGTGAAATGCCTACAGAGGTAAAGGACAATATCCAGATGTTTAGGGCTGAAGTTGGGCAACAGCAATGGGAACATGTAGCGAAAACATTCAAAGGGAAATTAGATAACTTCGGTAAGTCCGTACCAGAATGGCTCGTGGATGTAGCAGACTGGGCTACAGGAGGTGATTGGGATCGACAAGAAGGTGATGAAGCTGATGGTACTTTATCAGATTTATATAATAATATACCTCAGATATTTGATATTTTCTCATCGGAACCTAGAGTGGTAGATGCTGCAAAAGCAATACTAGGTTTCAGTGATACTCGGAAATATTCTTTTAGGGATCCTAAAATTCTCAATAATTTAGTTATAGATCGTAATTTCAATAGGATAGACCTTGTAGATGGAGATACCCCAGACGAGCTCCGGCATAATCGGATGAACTATAACAACACTGGTGGAGTCGGTTCGCCTGAATTTTTAACGAATTTAAGGAATACAGATCCAGCAGTATTTCAATTCCTCGTGGGAAAGATAGAACAGCGAGATAAAGAAGATAAGGCATACATGGCATTAAGAGAGGCGATGGGTAATATTAAAGACCCAACCGCAGCACAAAAAGCCGCAATCAAAAAAATGGAAGCCTCCGCTTATAATAGTGGATCTGCTATTAAAAGCAAACCTAAAGTTGAACGGACTGATAGATATGGAGATGGTAATTTAGTCTCTAATGTCCCCAAGC